CAGCTCCATCCTTAGCGGTTTCCTGTCCCTCCTAAAATAGGCGAGAAACTCGCCTAACAACGAAGACAGTCTCTCATAAGGATCGCTCTCCCTCAATCTGTCTGGGTTGGCTTCAACTATAGCACCCAACATGCGACTTGGATACTTAACAGTATTTCTACCTCCCCTTGAGATATTGGTGCGCAGATATTCATCATCTTGCACGCTTAGACGACACTTGGTGAGATTGGCGTCTATAGTACAAAGTTTTGGCACTAGAGCAAACTTTATAGCATCCCAGATTGTCCTGAATCTATTCGTTGAATCATCCCCTGCAATGAACCGGTTGACACTAGTAACATCCGCCTTTGTGTCAAAGTAACGTGAAACACAATAGTTGTACCATGAATTGAATTCGCTAGTAAAATACCACCCTGACGGCAGGCCCCGCTCGAAACGGCATACCACCTCACCACGCAACTCTATATCCATGTGCGTCCTCATAAACTTCAGAGCCGCGAAACACTTGGCATTATCACCCCAACAAGGGTTCGTGCCGACTAAATGCTCTGACATAAGTCTAAAGAAAATTTCGTGCAAGCGCCTGTCATGCTGCTCCTCCCAGGCGTCATAATCCAGATCCGCTGTAGCCTGAAACACGTTAGCCAACTCAGCCCACATGCAATTCACGCCACTAGAATCCATCATAAATGTGCTCAATTTCTTTGTCCTATTCTTTGTCATATCCATTTGGTACCCAATGTATCGTTGTAACAGGTACTCCACTGTTGGTGCTGCCACGATAATGCGCCCCTTCTTAGCACGCTCTATCTTCTCAAACAGCCTCAACTGGCGTCTGGAGCGCAGGAATGTATCTCTATACAAGAGTTCCGGCCTTACTAACATAGCTGTCACCAGTTTACTATTGTTGCGTATGCCATATTGCACCTGCTCCTTCTTTGTTAGTTTATAAGTAGTACTACCAGGGGTTCCCCACAACCCCGGAGTTTTCAGAAAATCTAGATAGTTGGGGTAAAAAAAAAAATGTTCCTGGATCGTCTTGATTATCTGCGCTCCGCTATTCACCACATACACTTTTTGCAGACTATCCACCACCATCAATTGCACTTCCTTAATCGTGCTCACAGTGCGCTGCACATTGTGATGCTCCCCTTTCCACTGTCTATTAGGAGTGATAAACCCACACATAGCCACTCTATCACCCCAATTACCACCACTAGTCATCTTCAGCCCTGTTGGGACTTGCTGAGGGGAGTGAATACCCATCACCCAGTTGGCACCAGAATTAGCCTCTACCCAGGCTTTAATCCCCATGTGCCAATACGACCAATCCCCAGAAGATATGGCCTCATCCAGTCTTCTATTCTCAGGATTGGGTATGATGTCGTCGATGTCG